CGGATAATGACGCCGAATTTTTCGGAAAATGGACTCGGTATAAAGCCAGGTTGAATCTCTCCCACGGTTTATAATTTTACCAAAGATTACAAAATAAGTACCCGTGGGTGAGTGGATGCCTGAAATCTTATAAAAAACACTTCAACATGAAGCGATAGAACATATTCTATCGTCTCAAATTTTATTTCTTCGCTAAGGCGAAATAAACTAACATTTTATGAAAAAATCTACTCTTGTAATTATACTACTCTGCTCATTATGACTGATTGATCTTATTTTCGATGTACCATCCGACACATTTATTTATTTTTTTGTATCATTTGTGTTTTTCTGATTGTATTTTGCAATCCTGGATGCTCTCGATAGATATGAGCCAATCCAAGTAACGCAAATAGCTTTACTTGATCGAGACGACATTGCAAAAATTGTCGATGAAAATATGAAAAGTAAAATTTAACCATTTCTAAATATGCACCCAAAATTCCGTTGCTACATCCACTCTACTGGTGAGATGCTTCCAGTCAATGCTATCGTCCAGATGAACGATGAAGACTGACCGCGAGTGTTCCCGAAGTGATACGATCGTAATTTCCTCGTTTCAGAGTGAGAAGTAGAGCTCATGCAGTATATAGGGCTCAAGGACAAGAATGGAAATGAGATCTATGAATCAGACATAGTAAAAGTTTCCGACAAAAGCATATGTATTGTTGATTTTCATTCTTGACAATTTGTTTTCACAATCATACATCCTAACCCAAGAACCTGATGAATCAGATGGTGTAATGAATCAGTATACTTTAATTTACAAAGTGAAATCATAGCAAATATCTACAAAAATCCAGATCTAATGAAGTAACCAAAAAAACAAAAACAAATATTTATCCCTATCTAAAAACTATGCAACTCTCTCGACAACATCTCGTGCTCGTATGACTCGTGATCGTATCACTCCTCGGGCTCACATGGTACGCGAATAGTACGCCAACACAAAAACTATCTCCAGATGAGATAGCCTCACAAAAAGAAGAAGAAGCAAGAAAGGCACGATATGATGCGGATTATGACAAATATCATAACTGCCTCATCCAGTACAAAGGATGATCAAAAACATTCTGAGAAGATCAAAGAAAGGCGTACGAGTGTTTTACATCATGAACGGGCAACCTCACCCCAGTAAGTGAGGTTCCCCCCAAATGAATAATAACAAAAGTCAGTGCAGCAGAGCTCACTACTGTCCCACGTGCGGTCGCAAGCGAGTCGAAGCAGGTGAAGAGTGAGAAGCAATCACCATCAGTCTCTCCAAAGAGTACGCCTGCTCAGATTGTGGAACCAAGTTCTCATATCGAGAATTTGACGAAAAACGGGTATAGAGAGGAACCAACGATGGCACTGATCATAGCGTGTAGCAACGCTCGTGATCCTCTCCATTGCAAGCTCTATGGACTCTCCATCATGTACAACGAGGCAGGAAATCAACAGAAATCCAAAGCCTGCATAACTCGCAAGAACTGTATGTGACTCAACAGCGGAAAGATGGTATTCAAGTCCTATCAGGATGGTATGGATGATTGGGTACGTCGCTACAACAAGTACTGGTACAAGGCAACGTCAATGAGTCAATTCTACGCACCGAAAGGAAAGAAATCATACTATGGATACTGTACGAGCGAAGTATCAAGCAATAGTGAGGTATGATGTCCCGAGTGACTCAAGATCACAAGTGCGAAGTTTGCACAACTCAGTTTAATTTTTAAAAAATAATATATGTACAAAACTATAATCGATGAAGACGGGAAAAAATACAACCTCGTCCCAGTGGATGAGGCAACACCAGTACCACCAAAAAAGAAGTGGGAGCCGAAAGTTGGTGAGTGGTCAATCACTGGTTGTTGAGGCGTAATAAATTCTCGTTCTTACGAAGTTTCAAGATTAGCAAGATTATTCGGTACAGAATACCCAACAAAAGAACTCGCTGAGAAAGCTAGAGAAGCAATGAGAATACACAATCTCCTACTCTCCAGAAAAATGGAGGAATGTCCAAATAATGGTGACCATACGATATATAAACGGAATAATGAATGGGAGTATGTCAAAATCAACATATCGTGGTACCCAGATACTGTCCTTTTTACTGAAAAAGTCGCAGACAAGATCTGCGGAGAACTCAACGATCCAGAACTCAATTTTTTAAACATTTAATTTTATGAAAAACCAAAAACTCTCAAAATTCCAAAAGCAACATCTCAAGTATCTCAAAACTCTCTCGAAAAAAGAGTTGATAAAAAAGTCTATGGTCGATCTGGAGCTATCAGCGAATATGATGATCGCAAATGACAATCTCCGTGCAGAACTCCATGCCACAAAGAAGATCCTCGATACTACAGAGCAAGCGATAGTATCTGCCGAACACGCTCTCCACTACAAGGAGGGCGAGATTAATCACAAGGACAGACTTCTCAATTCACTAATCAACTCATAATATGCGATATAAACCAACACCCAAACTCTACCAAGTGCTCGATCTCCTCGGACACCCAAAGGAATGAAAAATAAAACAAACATTCAACGGATGATTCGTGTTCTACATGACACCAAAGAAGTTCGTAGCATTCTGATACTCGCTCAAGGAGTGAGTCGATGCTTGACTCATAGAGATCGTCGATGATCACCCGCTCTGGAGGCTCGCAGAGAAGAACGATCTGATCCCAGTAGAATGGATCAAGAGCCTACTGACTCAAGAGCAATTCGCAGATTGGTGTGAAAAATCACGAGGATCTACATGTTCAGCATACGGAATATACGCCTATGATGTTAAAAAATATCTACAACTCGCATGACTTCAATAATCTACTCCGAGACTCCTACTGGATGCCTCTATACTTGCCCATGCTGATGTTCTGATCATCACTACATGATCCACTGTACAGGATGTGGCGAACTCAATAAAAATAACCCTCCGAAATAATGGAAAAATCAGAAATCATGCGATTCACGATCTCGGGTATTATCCCGAGCAAAAAAAACAACAAGCAAATCAGGAAAAGCGGAAATAAAAGATGGATCGCATCATCTGATGAATACCAGAATTGGGAGAAAACACACGCACAGGAACTCAAAAATATGTATCCAGAGCACAAAGATCTCGTGTGACCACTCTCAATCGAATACGTGTTCCATCCTGACACCAAGCGTCGATTCGATATGTCTAACAAGATTGAGAGCATCAATGATATGCTCGTGTCCTCAGGAATCATCCAGGATGACAACATATTCATCATGTCAGATCTCCACATGCGACTCGGATCAATGAGCACATCTGGTGAGATACAGGTCGAGGTTACTATTTTTTTCTTTACCTCCTAACAACTAAACCATGATACATACTGAACTTATAGAGCGTGCAATTGCACTCATGAAGAAAAATAAGTCTCACTATCAAGAGCTTGCATGATATGATGATTGGTGGGATTATCCAACTAAATTCACATATCCTAAATTCTTCGCATTTTTACTCTCTCCTGAATTCGTTGAGACATATGCATCATTAGATTTAAAAAATCCTGATGACTCATATAGGAAATGGATTGCACAGAAGTTTTGACAGACAATCTATGAGTACCAATCCTGAAACGAACAACCTTTAATTTCTTTACTATCCAAAATCTAATGGAAAAACTCTAATATGAACAAAGAAAAATCAATAGAACGAATACAGGAGCTCTACACTCAAGATCGTATAGCTCTCAGATGCGAGCGAGAGGAGCTCGGGTGCAAGCAATTTTCCCAAAAATACGATCTCAAGTACGATACCATCCGCAAGTACTGTCCATGACTCGCTGACCGATCGAACACAATCAGGAAGCACATCATGAGAGGTGCAACATATCCAGAACTCCGCAAGATGTGATACTCTGATAGATTCATCGTACAGAAGATGGATCTCTACAGCAAGCCACCGAGCGAGAGTGACAAGATCGAGCCAGTAGAGCCACCACGTCCAGTGCATCGTGAGTATGTGCCCTATTGGATGGATGATAGTGTAGTGGATCCAGATCGACCTATAAGGTGTGAGAAAACAAAAAATATTGTAAAATGATAGAAAATTGATATTATTATAATAATTTCATAATTTTACAAAAATGATAAAAAAAATAGAACAAAAAAAGAAAGAACTTGAAGAAATAAAAAAGAAAATAAAAGAACTTCAAAAGCAAAGAAAACAAGTCTATAACTACATTACTCTGTACGAATGGAGAGAAAAACAGAAAGAAAATGAAATTTAAATTTGACTTTCAAAAAATAAAGAATATACTTGTCTCATCACAACAAGTGATGCAATCTATATTCTTCGTCGGAAGCACGTCACGCCCAAATCATATGAAATACTTTTATTCAAGATCTATATCAAGTACAACTCTCACTCGAGAAGATGGAAAAATAGTGATCAACTGGGGTGCATTCCATGCAGAATCGAAAGGAGAAATTGAATCATTTAAAAAATTTATCCCAGATTCCATTGAAATGAGTTATGAAGAAGCGAAAGTTTTCTGTGAAAATGCTGGTCTTATGAAAAAATTCCTTGAATCAGAAAATCATGAAGAACTCAAGGTATACCTTGAAGTTGAGTGAGCAAAAAGAAAAGCATTTACAGAGAAACTCAAAAAAGAAGAAAGTTTAAAAAAATCACTCATGGATCAAAAGATCAAAAATGGAGAATGGAAAATGCTCGGATTGCGTTTGGTAGATTCAAAGACATGAGAAAAAATTGTACTATAATCATTTTATACTCTCCTCCTCATCCCGACTCGCTCGGTGTGAGACTGGAGAGGATGTAAGATACCCTCTCTGATTGTATCAGACCTCTCTCGTAGAGAGGAGGGGGAATAAACTGGGCTAGCAAATCAGAAGCTCCGCCAAGAGCATAGTGCAATACTATTTCCCCTTCTCTTTATGAGAATTTAATCTTTATATTTTTTATTATGTGACTTTTGACTTGATTATTCGAGGTTGCAACCTCTCCAATTTCTATAGTTGCTGATGTGTTCACTTTAGGCAACGTTTGAGAAAATAAATCATTTACTCGACAAAAAATGGAAGATATAGAAAGAGAATTCAAGCGATAGAATCCCTCATAGTGAGAGTGAAGTGGTAGCTCAACCGGTCCCACTTCACTCTCCTTGTGAGAATTCCAATTGACTCAACTCAATAATTAAATATACTCCTCAAAAAGGATGAGTATAAACATCCGACTCGATAAGAGCATAGCACGTGGAAGTGAGTGTCACCATATGCCGTATATCCTGTAAACAGGGCGATCATACTCCGACAATCCGACGTGAAGAGATCAGAACTACTGATATGATAGCGAGGACTCGTGCTAGACAATCGAAGATCTGACGTTGTCAGTCTAGCGATAAGAGGATGACTCTGAGTGGTAACGACTAGTGCATCACTCTATCTAGCATAGTGAGGTAACACGTGTCTCTGGTAGATCTTACCGTGCGACCTCCTCCTCACCTCTGCTCGAGACTCTGAACAGTCTATATATACTGTATAATATAACTAATAAATAAATATTAAATATGACAAGAGGAAAAAGAACATCTGCAGAAGTTAAGGCAAAAATAATTGAAGAGAAGATAAACACTGATTGAAGTGCTCGCGATATTGAACAATCAACTTGAATACCTCATGAGACAATTGCTAAGGTTCTTCGTGACGATTTTGCACAAATTTGCACGAAGAACGATAAAGTGAGTGATCTCATATCACGCAACAACAATCTCCAGAGTGCAGCCGATGCACTTATCGCCGAGATGATAGCGAATAAGCACGAGTCAGTCACAGTCGCACAGCTCACAACTCTCAGACAGTCAACATTCACTCAGAATCAACTGCTGACGTGACAAGCTACTGACAGAGTAGACGTGACAGGCTATGACATCATCAAGGATATATCAACAGGCAAAATTAAGCGTGATGACGCGTATGCAATTCTCGATCAGACCAACGAAGAAGACTCATAGAGTCTTTTTTTATTAAAAACAAGGGGAAATTTATATCACTTTTGCAAAAAATAGATATAATCGTCTCATGAATAACTATCAAGACGCACTCAATATCGCCTATGGGATCATCAGTACAGCTCAGGATAGCTCAACATATCCTGAGCTTATGATGCGTGCATTCATAAATAAGGCACAGAATGATATATGCTACGGGAATATCGTCAATCTCTCGACAGGGATGCGACTATCGAAGCAAGCCTTAACATTCCTTGAGAAGTCAACGATCATCCGATGAGCTCCATCATCTACACTCTGAGCCACTGCCAGTATAGGTAATGATCTCACGATCACGAATCAATGGAATCCAGCAGGCAATCCCGTTGCGAACCCGAGCTATAGTTGATATATCTGGATCAATGGCAATCTCGTGAGCTATACCTACAATGATGGTGACACAATCTCGTGAATACCGACGAGTGGTGACTATACACTCAACTATGAGTGGCAATCGTGAACTAAAGCGTATCCTTTGTATGCTCTCCCTACTGACTTCTGACAGCTATCACGAATATTCGCAAACTATACAGGTACGACACGACGTGTTCCGCTCTCACCAATCGACTCTCGTGATCTCACGGATGATCCGATCAACTACACGAATCAATATCGATCACTCGACGTGTGACAGTGACAGTATGGCGGGTACTACTCTATGATCCGATGATCTTTTATCCTCCCAATCATGGGTGGCCAAGGTATCACACCGATCACAATAGAGTACCAAAAAAAACCAGAACAGCTCACAGCCCATACAGATGCTCTCACGATACCTGACGAGTACTCTCTATCTACTATCCCATATCTCGCGGTATCTGAAATGATGGCGAACAGATGAGAGATGGATGAAGCAATGAAGCTCAACAATCTAGCGTACAACAACGTCCAGTCAATGTATGAGTACTATGGGTCGATCAGGCAGGAGCTCCTGTACAACCAGCGAGTAGGGTCAGGATATGACGGATATCTATCAATCTAACTGCGAACAATGGCAATAAAAGAAGTCAAAAAATTCATACCAATGAAAGAATCAAAGGATGCTCGTCCTGTCTTTTTTGGTGGATTGATCGACAACGCCGATCCGAATGATATACCATACGCTAATACTCCATACTGACGTAACTTCCGCGTGTGATCCAACGGAATCACTATACGCCCATGATACACACAGGTATCGTCGACGACCGGTACGGGGCTCAAGAACTATGGAATAGCCACGTATGATAGTACTCCGACGATAGTCGTATGATATAAGGCAAGCTCCACAAGCTACCTATCAACGATGGATCCGACGACGTATGCAATCGCTAATATCACCACATGAGCAAATATCACGAGTGAGAATAGAATGAATTTCCTCTCTGGTGGTGGCTCGATCTACTGTATGAATGGGGTAGATCTCTATGGTAAGCTCACAGGTACTACCTACTCGATCCCTGCATCATGAGTATCGAGCTTCCGTCCGTCGTTCGGTGTGTATTTTTCTAATTGTGGATGGGTAAGTGGGAATCCATGAGATCCGAACAAGGTATATAAGAGCCTTGCCAACAATCTCGACGACTACAACTCTACAGGATCTGACAAGTTCACATTCCCCTATGCCATCACAGGGCTCGGATGTAACCAACAGTCATTATATGTATTCTCGAAGTACACTATCGACGTGATCAACACAGCGACAAGCACGAACTGGATCAATAAGCCACTTGAGACTACAGAATGATGCGGAAATCACAATCTCATAGTATCCGTCGGAAAGGCTATATACTACGTCACTCCGACGAACAGAATAAAGAGTATATCGCCTAACTCGCTGTGAATGTACGACGTATCTGATCTCTCTCACAAGCCGTACAAGTGAATCGACAAGACAATGGCAAGCCTCGCAATGGATCAATCGTGAGCATTCTGATATGCAATACCAAGCAAGTGAATTATATGCTGGCATATGAAAACGAAGAGCGCAACGTATAATGATATAGTCATCATCTACAACTATGAGTTCGGTGACTGGATGGTAGACACGAACAAGTCGTATAGTATGGGCACGATCTATAACGGCATACCGTATGCCATATCTGCCGTCAATACGTCGATATTCCAAGATGAGATAGGCACTACAGATGATGATGCACCTATACAGTTCCGATATGACACCAAGGAGGTCGATCTCTGAGATCCAACCGCGATGAAGGTTCTCTGGCAATCTCGCTTGTTCCTCGCGATCAGTCCCAATGGTGAACTCACACAGACAATCAAGGGTGATGGTGGTACAATAGATACACGCATAATATCTGACGACGACATACCGAATCAATCGAGCGGTATAGGAACACAAGCGGTCGGGACGTACTGAATAGGTCAAGAGTGAACACAGGACACACTCTATGATATATTCATCCTCCGTGACAAGTGACAACTATGGTCACGATGTAGACGTTATCAGTGGTCGTATACCACTGGGAAATCATGAACACAGATTGTACTGCAAAATCTCGCAATACAAATGGAAATCAAGCCATTCATTGCGAGTGGGACAACATATAGTCCATTGGACTCTAATTTTAATACACTGCTCGCGGAGGATGGGGTGGAGATGGTAGCTGAGCACTGAATAACCCTAATAACGTAATATGCCTAATTCTCAACAGACAATAGATCAACGCCCTGTAGTGGCACCAACGATCAATGACAAAATTCTCATCGCACAAGATAGCGACTCAAGCAAGATCAAGACATCTCTCATATCAGCACTCTATGCAATGTTCAAGACTTCATTCGATCAGTTGTACGCTCAGATATGAGGAAGCCTGTGATCAATATTCAGTGCATCAAGCATAGAGCTGTGATCCTCTGATACAACTCTATCCCGCGTGTCCGCTGGAGTCGTGGCAATCGAGGGAAAGACAATCCCTTTTTCTATTCTTCCATCTACCGCTACAGATGGTGCAACAGTAACTTTTGACCTCGCGACGAATAACAAGCACAAAGTCACAATAGCAGGTAACCGTACTATGGCACTCTCAAACACTACCAATATTCCTGCATTTATAATCAATATAAAGCAAGATGGTACGGGTTCTCGTACTGTCACTTGGTTCTCGGGTATAACTTGGGCAGGTGGTACAGCTCCAACACTCACCACAACCGCAAATAAAACGGATTCATTCTGATTTCAACAGATTTCGGCAGGTGTTTATCTCGGTTTCGTAATCGCTCAGAATATATAATATGGCACTTACTGATAATCTCATATCCTACTACAAACTAGAGGCAAACTCGAACGACTCTGTATGAAGCAATAATTGAACAGATACGTCAATATCATACGTTTCAGGTAAAATATGAAATTGTGCTAGTTTCAACTGAAGTACAAGCACAATGATAATGAACGCTACTGATATTTTTTGAACACAACCAATATCAATATCATTGTGGGCATACTTAAATACACTTCCATCATGATATTGTATATTAGCAAGTTATGTGGATTCTACTGTTGATTCTAATATTTTAGATAAAAATATAACTGTAACATCGTCATGAGATGCTAGATTCTTTGTTTACGATTGAGCATCTAAATATGCCATAAGTACAGCATCAATATCAACATGAGTATGGAATCACATAGTATGAACTTATGACTGAATAACACTAAGAGTATATGTTAATTGAGTACTATGATGAACAACAGTAAGTGCTTTTTGAACATATAACTTTGCAAATCCAAAGATATGAATTTCTTGAAATGTTACGTGAACAGTAGATAGAGTAAACTGAAAAATAGATGAATTATGAATATACTCTCGTGCACTCTCTTGAAGTGAAGTCTCACAACTATACAACGGGTGAGCATGACTCACGTATCCTTTCTCTAGCACCAATAACGCATCATTTTTATTCAATATTCTATAAGATCATGGCATTCGCTGACGGCAAGTACGCCTACCTCATATCCAAACTCACACCAAGTGGGACAATGACAGTAGATCGCAATCTCGGTATATCGTCTGGACGACTCTACCTCGTCAACGATAACCAAGAGGAATGGATCAACTTCACAAGCAATACACTTACTGGATCATACTATGTACTCGGTGGACTCACTCGTGACGTACACCCTATCACCGTGCCTATGGCAAGTCAATCAACGTGAAAAACGTGGCTTGCAAATCAGAAGTGTACAGTAGTGCAGACACACGATCAGATGATCGATGCAAGCACTCCGTATGCTTTGGAGTTCACAACGACGACAGCACGTGATATAGCTCTATGAGGTAATGGCGTGGCGAATAAACCATATAATAATATCTATGTAACATCAACTGGACTATTCTATGGATATAATACACTGACTCAACAGTGGATCGCATATGGAACATCAACACCGCTACCAACAGCAATCACTGGAGAGGTGCGATCATTCGCATGATCATCAGCACCAACCTGATGGTTCGTGTGTAATGGATCGGCGGTATCAAGAACTACATATAGTGATCTATTCTCTGCGATCTGAACTCTCTATGGTATAGGTGATGGATCCACAACATTCAACATACCAGATACACGTGGAAGAGTGATAGGATGATATGACGCATGACAAACGGAGTTCAGCGTAATAGGTAAAACATGAGGGGTAAAGGCCCATACACTGACAGAGGCAGAAATGCCATCACATACACATAATATCATCAATGTTAGTGGCGGAAGTGGCGGAAGTGCCAGATGACCATTGTGAGAAACTCAATTCAACGCATGATATGCGTTGTGAATAGATTGAGGAAGTCCGCAAGCAATAGCTAACACATGAGGTTGACTTGCACACAACAATATACAACCATATATCACAATGAACTACATCATCAAGTACTAACTCACCAACCTCCTCACTACCCACGTGAGAAACCTATCACGCTCTCTCGTCCACTGATTACTCACGACAACTCAATCTCTACTGAACTCATAGACGTATATATCCTTTGGTTGTACTCATGCAAGTTTCGGATCATATCTATACAGCATCAATCTATGCTCTCATGATATGATCCTCGGGATGACGGAATATACCTCATCATTCGACAATCACAACAGATACGCGGATTGCCAAAGCTCGTCAATAATATCCTTGCTCGAATAGATAATACGCTTGATCATAGAGAGAAAAAAAGTATAATAAATATATCAAAATAAGAGATAAAAACAACATAATCTTTCTGAAAAATGCCTACACTCACTCCATGAAATGCCTTGCAAGTGGCACAGCGACAAACACAAACAATGTCAACACCCACTGTATCATCCACGTGATCATCAGGAACTACCACCAATGCACAAACTGGTCAGGTATTTCAGAATGCTACAACAGGTCCGTATACGCTCCAGAATGCACAGAGCACTGCATCATACAGTGCACCACAGGCAAGTGCTATTCCTACCGCTACAACGTCAACCCCAACGGTGATAGCTCAGCCTGTACTCTGAACACGTCAATCCACGACACAGCCACGTCCAACAGCCACAACATGAGTCGCACCGACAACGACAAAGCCACCAAAAGATAACTGGCTCGATACTGGATTCTACTGACAGAATGGGACATGAACGAGTACAGCACAGAGAAAAACTCTGGGTCTGCCAAAACAGACAACAGGAGTGCAGAACACCACTCCACCAATCCAAGATGCCTACACTCAAGCAATAGCGGAAAAGAAGAGTCAGGCGGATGGATTCATGGCGAGCGTCGACCCACAGTGAGTGATGGATCAAACAATGAGAAATGATCTCAGGAATGCGTTTATATCATGAGATGAGGCAAAAATACAAGCCTATGTCAGTCAGAATAATCTCGATGCTACCAATACTGCAAACTTTCTCAATGCCTATCGTACTACTCGTGATGTCAATCTCCAACAGGAGAAGCAACAGTACGACAGCGACATACAAACGCAAAGAACAGTACAGGAGTACAATACTCAAATAGAGAGTCAAAAGCAGAATATCCGCAAGCAACAGCTCGCCAATGATATGATGATGAGTACGAGCGGGAGAGGACAGTCACAGAATCTCACAGATACTATCGTGGGTGAACTCACAATGCAACAGACGATACTCGAGAATCTGCAAAGATCAAAGGACTGGGCACTCTCTGGAATAGCGAGTGACTATGCGTACAACTCAAAAATCATGGCGAATAATTACAACGATGCTATGAGCAAGTATACTATCGACATACAGAATCAGATGAAGACTCTCGAAGATACAGGACTCGCTAAGACTGCCGAATGACTGATGGCTATGAGATCCAAGATCGAGCAAACAAATCTCAATAAACTCGCACTATCGCAAACATACGCACAACAACTCCAATTTATCACGGATCAGATGAAACTCAAGAGTGAAAAGAGCAAGTTCGATGCAGATCAAACAGCGTGATATAATGATGGGTACTTACACAATGCGAACGGTGAGGTGATATATGGTCCAAATAATAAGCCATACGCATATAATCCAACGAAGAAGCTCCAGACAACCATATCTGATGGGAAAGGTGGTATACTCGGCATATATGCAGATGGTACTCATGCACCTATCTATGAGGGAGTACAATCTACTCCAGAACAACTCAAAGCATACGCCACTGCTATAATCAATGCAGGTGACAATGGTGCACAACTCCTATCCGCTCTCCCTGATCATATCCAAACACAAGTCGTGGACTATATAGGAAAGCAATGACAGGTATTCGGGCAACAAGCACCATCACAAATGAAACCAGAGTGGAAGACATGGAAAGATACAGAAGGAAATGAGCAATCATGATGGCTCTATCCATGACAAAACCCTATAAGCACAACAGCAGGTGGAAGTACAAACGTATCAATGGCAGAATTTATCAAGTGAAAAGAGGGATTTAGAGACAAAGCCTATGATGATTATGATGGGCATACACTCGCTCCAGGAGAAACGCCAAGAGGTACAGCAACTATAGGATACGGAGCAACAAGTATCAACGGAAAACCTATAGTAGGATGACAAACGATCACTCAAGAGCAAGCAAACGAGCTCTTCAATGAGCAGATCAAGTGATACCAGAAATGGGCAAACCTCGTCGATCCAAATAAGCTCAGTGAGTCACAAAAGACGGCTCTCACAAGCCTAGAATACAACGCATGAGGGGGTGTATGGCAGTATCCAGCAGGACAGAAGATCATACAACAGATCAATAGTTGAGACTTCGCATGAGCGGCACAAACTCTCGTAAACTCATGAATGGCAACGACAAACGCAAAGACAGGGGAGAAAGTACAGGGGCTCATCAATCGTAGAGCGGAAGAGGCAAGACTATTGCAGGCTAAAGAAACTACATGAGACACGTGATACTCAAAAGATGACTACATCAATCGAATCACTGCCATGCTTCCAGCAGGAATGAAGGATAATAAATCTGAAATGGATAGAGTCACAAAAATGGCTAAAAGTTATATGGCTCAATGAATGACTCCACAAGAGGCAGTTCTTAAATTTAGCGGATATGAAATCCAAGATAAAGATCTGGCAGATATAGGAATGGCATATGTGGACATATGAGATAACCTTCTTACTCTCAAGCCTAAAAACTATGAGTCCACAGTATCTAAGTACATCAATAAGTGAGACTTTGACGGACTAAATACATACATAAACGGACTTGCAGATGATAAAGTAAAAGATAGATATGATTCTGTGCTTTCCGCTACTTACAAGGTAGGAAATGATAGAACAGATACACTTGTCTCTCTTATTAACGCTAATAAAGATAAAATCGGTGCTTTTGACGGAAATGTAAATGACTTTCTTAATAAATTCAAATCAGATCCACAATACCAAAAATTAAAAACTATTCTCACAATGACTCAAGCGGATACAAGAAAGTTTTTCGCATGATCGGCAGTTACAGAATCAGAAATGGATGCACTCAAAGACTTTATTGGTGGAAAAACAACAATGACACCAGAAAATCTTGTTACTATTCTCGAAACGATAAAAGAGGATAGAAGTAATACATTTAAGACTCAAAGACGATGATTACTACCCCCAAATGGAACAAATAGTAATGCAAAACTATCAGCACTCTCTCGGATCCTCGATAAAATAGCCAAAAACGCACCTAAACAATAATTATGAACGCACTATCAGCAATGACATCTTGATTGAACGCATATAATACCCTATCTGGAACTCAGATGGGGAATGACATATTGACTAAAGGTAAACAGGCAATAGCTCCAGTAACACAGCCAATACAAAAGGCGTTCACTCCAGCTATTGAGACCGCTAAAAGTGTGGCACAGCCACTTGTCCAAAGCATTGATTTTGAGAAAAGAACACAAGCGTACTATAAGCCTTTTAAATCGGAAATAGAAAAGATCTGAATAACATATGATGATCTTGCAGAGCTTCCAGAAGAAGAGAAACAACAAGTAGTATCACAGTTAAGGCAAATCGGTGTGGAAATACCAGGATACGTACAAAAGCAAGAACAGACAACAGTAAGTCAAAAACCAGCTCCAATACAATGAGAGGATCTCTGAATAATGTGAACTATAAAACAAGGTGCTATCGGTGCTTTTAGGGCTTGAGAACAAATACCAGAGATTGCGGGTGCATGAATGGACTACCTAACTCAAAACGTGACATGACCAGTAATAGCATGATGACTTGATCTCGTGTGAGCAGACGAGATCGCAAATAAATGGAGAGCATGAGCAAAAAGAGCGTGAGAATGATTTAGAAAAATTGGATCAGATATCACAATGGCAGGAATGACAGATGGTGGGACAAATCCACTAACCCAAAAAGAAATAGACGCCCGCAAATTCGGATGACAAATGGCACTCACAGCTCCTATATGAGGTGGGTATATTGCAGGTGCAAAATGAGTTGGATGACTTGCTCTTCGCTCAGGAGTAGTTGGTGCTGGGTTCGGTGCAATACAGCCTATTATTGATAAATGATGAGAGGCTACAGTTTGAGACATAGCTACTTGATGAGCTATTGGATGAGTAACGGGTGCAGTAGCCTGACCACTTATATCAAAGGTAGTGGCACCAGCAATCGGTGGAATTGCAAGTAAGACAGGTAAATACGGACAGGCTCTAATAAAATGAGGTGCTGAATGACTTAAAAAGAGTGTGGCAAGAGATATACAAGCAATAAAAGCTCCATGAGTAGAAACAGTAACTCGAAACATACCAAAGGCAGTTGTTCGTAGAGATTTATGATTTACTCCTACAGAAAGGGCTAAAATTGAGAAGATAACAGGGAAAGATGAGTGAACATACCTATTGTCCAAATGACTCGCATGAAAGGGTAAAGAGGAGCTCGCAGAGGTATTTATGAAACAATCGGACGATATGTACAATGGCATTACTAAAAATTTATCAAAAGTAGATGCAAAAGTACAGTCTCCTATTGCAAAAGAGGCACTTTTAGATATAGTGGAGCAACTAGAAAGTTCTCCAAAAATAGCTCGTGCATACGCAAAAGATATAGAATGAGTGAAAGCAATGCTTGCTCGTGATGAGTTCTCGCTATCTGAACTTAATAATATCCGTAGAGCATACGACAAGGTAAATCAATGAATGTTTACTGTGCAATGAAAGGCACGATCTGGACTAGAGAATGCTATAGATGTAAAAGTACGACAAGACTTATCAAATCAATTACAGAATGAAGCTAGGAAGTACGGAGTAGACGTGAAGGCAATGAATACTGAACTTAGAGCATGACTTGAAATGAAAGATGCACTCCTCCGTGGATTATCCCAAGAAGAAAAAAACAACTTCATAGGATTGCAGGATCTCTGAGTATCTGCTATATTATCAGGATGAAATCCAATAACAGCAATAGCAACAATATGAGCTAAAAAGTATGGTGAAAAAATAGCACCATGACTTGCCCAAAGAACCTTTAATCTTAATAAATCACCAAATGTTACACGTAATGTGAGTCGGGGTAATACTATTTCTACTGGTAATAAATCCTCTCGTCTTGGTCTTGCTTCTCAGTCTCGGGATAATGTGGTACCTGTTTCAATAAAGCCAATAATCAAGCCTACTCAATCAAATATCCCTTGAGCTAGAAAAACAACAATAGAAACTCCTCTGAATCCAAAAGGAAATGAGTCGAAAATCCTTGCTAAAAAGCAGGGAGTTATGGTAGAGAAAAAGGAGCCAATAAAACTCTTACCAAGTGGGGATAGATCTAGAAAACAACAGCTTGCACGTATATCTGATGATATAGCTAGTGCAACAAAAGCAGCACAATATGGAGGTACTGGAAACTCTCGTGTAGAATCTGCAATCAACAGCAAACTCGAAAAATGAGAGATAACAAAATCAGAAGCACTCGCAATACTCGAAGATGTAAAGACTAATCCAAAGTATTCATACATAGACAAAAGAAAGCTCGATGAATATATTACTACTGTAAAAGGCGATAAAGTCGAGACTTTTGACGACCTCCTGAACTCAAAACCCACTGAGATAGTAACTAAAAAGATGACCCCTCGTCAAATGTACGACAAACTAAACGAAATGGCAAATGACGGAAGATTTTGAGAGAAATCTTGGAACACTCTTGCCGAAGAGTTCAAAGCAAAAACAGGAAAAGATCCTATGGATATAGGATATGATGACTTTTCTACAGATGGAGGAATCAAGTTAATAAAACCATCCCCAAAACCACTCAAAAAGACCTCAACAAACGATCAAAAATGAGTTGTAGTACCAGAGACAAGTAAAAACTCTCCTATCCTCAAGAAAACAGGTGTTTTAGCGAAAACAGAGAAAAGTGATGGAAAAACAAGTGGAAAGACTCTATTAAATAGCGAACTATCTAAAAAAATGGATTCATACAAAGAAATTATAGCAAATAAGAGTCTACAAGAAGAAGATAGAGTATTTGCAATGAGAGATATGTATGAGCTTATGATAAAAGAGTGAAAGAAAAGATGAATAGATATATCTATAGCAAAAGATAAATTAAAAATGGTAAATAACGTTATAAAAGAAAAATATATAGACTCACGAAAGCTCTGAAAACTAATAGATAAAACAAAGAAGGAAGAAGCAAAAGCAAATGCTACTATAGCTGAGATAGATAAAAAACTTAAATCCCCACCAAAAAAACTCCTTAAAAACTAACCATGCTACTCACCTGACGTACAATCCCGACTACTACACTCAATAACCGCAAATAGCGGTTTTTTTATACCTTGCAAAAATCAATAAAAACGTATAATAACCGCATGTCATACGCTACTCCTGAATATGAGGACAATCTACTCGATGAAATACTATCACGTATAGCACGTGATCAAGAGATCAAAGAGCTCATAAAAAGTGATAAAGAAAAGGCAAAGAATAAAATACAGAGAGAAATGATAAAATGCTATCAAGACCCTGTGTATTTTATCGAGAGCTACCTCTACACTGAAAAAAATGAGGCTTTTTTCAGTGAACGAATAGGAAAAATGGTACCGTATCTCCTATTTGACTACCAAGTGCAAGCAGTGGATGATACCATAGCTTGTATAGAGAAAAAAGAACGTATATTCCTAGAAAAAAGCCGTCAGATGGGTATATCGTGGCTCTATTGTGCAATTGCATTGTGGGGGTGGTTATTTCGCGACTGGAAAATACTATTTTTATCACAAAAAGAGGACTTCGTGGACAAAATATGAGATATGCAATCACTCTTTCAAAAGATACGATTCATGGTGAAATATCTGCCAAAATGGATGATGCCAAAATGATTCTCCATAGAAAAGCACATGCCACGCCTCCGCATAATAAAGCCTGGTGGACAGTGAACGTGAAGCATAGTAGGTGACTCAAGTAATAGCAATGCTGGTACAGGTGGTACATATAAAATCGTATTCCTCGATGAGTTCTCAAAGATGCAAAATGCAAGTTCTATCAATACGTCAGTTCAAGCAGCGTGTATCGGATCAATCATATATAATTGAACGCCATTCTGAAAGTTCAATGAACACTACAAGATGAGAAAACTCGCTATACGATGAGATATGAAGCTCATACGACTACACTGGAGACTCAATCCAATGTATACCGAAGAATGGTATCGCACGAAAACTCGTGGTATGCTTCCCGAAGCTATCGCACAAGAGTACGAAATAGACTATGAGGGATCTGTAACAGGTCGTGTATATCCTAACTTCTGAAATATGCCAAAATGAGATTGTAAGTTTTATAAGTTCGCCTATGATCCATATCTCCCTACATATATCTCTATAGATAACTCACACGGTGGGAATGACAACCATGCAATAGTCGTCGCTCAAACTACACTCGATGGAAAGATCCGTATCGTCGACTCTCACCAATTCCCACCTCGAACGACTATATCAGAATGTGCATCATTTATGGCTCTACAACCTATATGAGATCTCGATCAGGAGTCGTATGAGTTCCTATCTCGTCTCAAAACTTATAAGAAAGCAATATATATCGCTGATCCATACGATACAAAGGCGACGTGGGATGATACAAGTATACTCAAGGTATATCGAAACTATGGTATCAATCTCATGGTTCCTGATAGAAAAAAATCAAAAGAGGAGCAAATAACCGTTGTACGTATGGCGATGCCACGTGTAGAGGTTAGTATAGACACGGAAAGCACGGATAATGTAAATTGGGAGTTCACAACGTCAATACAATCCGCACGCTATCCAGAGAAACGAGAATGATCACAGAGTACTAGTGAAAATACAAAGCCTATCCACGATGAAACATCACACTATAGAACCTCGTTCGAGTATCTCATAAACTATATCATAGAAATAGAAGAAGCACTCGGTATCGTATGAGGTATGAGACAACCGCAAAGAGAGAAAGTACTCGTCGAGCGAGCCAATCATATAACAGGGGAAATCGAGCTTGTGCTCGAATAAGTGGGGATAATATATACGGAAAAACGAATATTTGCATATACTATACGAAATAACCATAAATCTATGCCAACAGCTAAAAAAACATATTCTCGTACAGATAAAACAGAGACAATGAATATAAACCTTGAACCCAAAGGTACATATACTCCAACTGAAAAAGAGAGAGACACGCTCAAGTATGTACTCGATAGATGGAATAATATGAAGGGTGCACGAACACGTGTAGATGCTGACTGGCGTATATACCAAAAAGTGATCGAGTGAAAGTACTATCCATACTCGGATGGTCGTGTACGCTCGAATGTGCCTATTTTTCGTGCCTTGCAAGAGCTATTTGTTGCGGAGGCAAGTAGTCGCATCATCCAAAAGGAGATACAGCCTATCGGTACGAGTGACATAGATAAGTCGGAGGTAATCAAAGAAGTCTGGGACTATGAGTGGAATGCAGAAAATAGAGATGAGAAAATGACAGATGCAGAGTATCAATGTAGTGGTTATGGTACATGTGCCTATCTCACAGGATTCTGTGAAACAACTCGTATCATCAATGATCCATCAGTATGAGATGATCGTATGATCACCTATACAAAAAAGCTCATGAGAGAGTGACGTATCATCCTCCAACCAGTAGATATACGCTATGTATGGTTCGATGATCGAGTTAATACATTCGATGAGTGCAATGACCAAGTATATATCGAGTATGTTACACCTGAGCAGTTCAAGAGTGAGATGGACAATCCATCACTCGAAAACATGGATCAAGTAGGGACAGTCAGTAAATCAGATCAAGTATTTCATACATGGGAAGAGCTCGGGAAGCAAAATAATAATCTCGTCGAGAAACTCCACTACTGGAATAAGCAAGCAGATCGATATGTGATCATCTATAATCGCAGTGTGGTCGGTCGTGATACACCCATCCCGTACGCTCATAAGCTCCTCCCTATTGTACCTCGTCAGTTCGGGTATAATATGTACTCTATCTATGGCAAGTGACTTGCAGAGGCGTGTCTCCAGTTTTTGGATAAGTACAACAAACTCTCAGAGATGATATTTGATGCGGTACAACGATCAAATAATTCGGTATTTGCTATAGGTAATTGACTCACTTTTGATGGTTGAAAAATATCGTTTAACAATCAAGTACTCAAGTTCAACGGTACACTCAATGACGGAAACTTCAGAGAGATACGAGGAATGCCACCTAATAGCTATGCTATACAACTCCTCGAACAGCTCATACGAGAAATCGCAATATTCATCGGGATAGATATATCACAGATAGTGTGACAGCCAAATGGAACAGCATTTGAGACAGCACAGAGAATTGAATCTATGCTCAAGCGTATAAATGTAGTACTCAAGAATCGTGACTATGCCCTACAAAAAGTATTCAAACTCCACCTATCCAATATTATGCAGTTCTTTCCAACGTCTGGCGTGGAAGAGATAACAGAGACTGGGTGATCTGCCTATAGAAAAATACTCATGGACGGGAAAAAGTATATCCCTGAAACAGGAAAGATAAAAGAGGAACAAGGAAAATATGAGATGGAGATGAATCCTGAATATATCCGTGGGCAGATGGACATAAAAATCACAACCAACTACAATACGCCAACTCTCAAGTCACTAAAACAGGAGAATATGAAAAAGTTCCTGCAAGATTTTGCAATGTATTCTCAAATTGCTATACAAAATCCAGATCTAGTCAAGGTTATAAAGCCTGACGAATTCATAAAACAACTTGCGTTCACCTATGATATAGATGTCACGTCAATCGGTGGGTTCTCATGATCCATCAGTAAGGAATGGGAAGAGCTCAAAAGACAAATAGCAGGTGCGAGCGGGATAGACGTATGATCGGAGAAAGAAATGACTGGGCAACTCCAGAATATGGAGCAAAAACAACCGCAACCGAACGCATCAAGTACTGGAATGCCACTCATGAATAATATGAGTCCAGATATGCAATGAATGGTCCAAACTCCAACTATACCAAGTATAGACGATATGAATCCAGCTCAAAAAATACTCATGTAACAATAAACCACCATGGAAATATCAGCATCAAGACAAGAAGTCATACAAATCATCGTCGCAGAGGACGCAATCATAAAGCTCATCTCATGAATACAGTCCGAATGGCGAACACAGCGTGGACACGACGTAGACCCAAATGATCAACTCCTCCACTGATGCAAGGCTATAGACTCGATCATAGAGAAAATACAATCTCTCAAGAATGATCTCGACTCGTATGATAACACTGTGAAAGAAATAGAGAAATATGAGAGAGAAATAGAGGAGAGTGTATCTGATCCATACGCAATATATGAGACAATTGCCACACGATAAAAAAACAAGGGGAAATTTATATGATTTTCCCTTGTTCTGTATATACTATAATTGCTACATGCAAAATATCTCACTAACCCCATAAAATATGGAAAACTTAGAAAACGAGGTAACTGAAGTTGCCGACGTAGGAAACGTCCCACCAACTGATGAGTCAAATGAGACTCATGAAGAACAGGAACTCACTGATGATGAGCTCACCGAAGAAGTCGCAAGACTCAAGGAAGAGGCAAAGGCAGTCGATGATCCGAAAGAGAAACGGCACCTAGAACAACAAGCTGGGAGACTACAACAACTCTCCAAAGCTCGTGAAAAGGCAAGCCAAGTAGAACAATCCTTGAGAGATAAGGAAAGTAGGCTGGCAGAGCTCGAATCTCGTGAAATAGACTATGTCTATCGAGAGACACAGGGTGAAAACGGACTACAGTACTTCGAAAATCTCATGGAAGAAAACCGTGATCTCGCCGAAAAGGTGGCTCATGAGAAGTATGGTATGAGTGCAAAAAAGCTCATACAAGCTACCTATAAAAATCTTGCTGATGGCGGTGATGACAAATCGAAAGAGAAAGTCACAGAAAGTGAAAGTGAAGCCAAGGCAGAGCATAAGCTCGCTATAAAATACGCTACAAAAACATTTTCTGATCTATCCACAGAGGAAAAAGAGGTAGCAAACAAATACTTTGATCGAATCGCCTGAAAAGGGTATCTCACTATAGAGGAAGCAGAGGAGTTCGCCGACATGGCAAAACACTATGTGACTCGATGACGTGAGAAAACTACTCCAGTTGAAAAGGAAAAGATACTTGCAAGAAGTGCCTCAACTACTGGTTGAAATAGTAGAGATACTACAACACAATCAGTACAAGAAATCGAGCAAATGTATATCAATTCTGGTGTAGATCCATATATGGCAAAACTCATGGCAGGCGTAAAACTTTAACATTCTTATAAAATCTTATGACAAATTTTCGAAAACCAAGGACAGAACAAGCTGATCCGTATGCAGTGAGCCAAGAGCAATATCCTGTAGCAAACAAAGTAGAAACTCCAGTACAACAGATGCAACAATCCGTGTGACCATCGGATATACTCCAAGCACTCAACAATGGACAACTCACCCCTGAGGCAGTCCAAATGATCAAGTCGATCGTATCCCAAGAAATCCAGAAAGACTCTCCTGCTGAAAAGATAAAGGATAGTAAACGCAAGTATGGATTCGAAATGGATGGTGTGACAATCAGAAAGAGCGAGCCACGCAAGTATAAATTCCGAATACTCATGGATGATCTGGTGGAAAAGGCAGTGATCCAGTGTGATACTGTAGGTCGTCCAGTATCTGATCGAAACTTCAATACTGGAAAATGGATACATGAACATTCTGTAAGGATCAAATTCTATGATGGAACAGAAAAAGTAATGGATCTCATTGAATACCTACAACGCTCATACTATTGTGGTGATGATCGTGATGGCGAATATGCGCAATACGACGATATACACGTCCGTCCTGATGGAACACGTGACTATACGTTTCGTACCTCAAAATTTGGTATACTCACAATCAATCAACTTTATATTGGATAACCTTTTTAAAATATGTACTTCGGTCAAAAAGAAATAAAGAATATCGAGAGTGATCACGTAGTCTTCATGGATGATACTACTCTCTCTATCAGTGAAACGGATCGTGAACTCTTCACAGACGAGCCTATGGACGGTGGAAAACTCCAAAGGTTCTGGCAACTCAGTGTTGCAAAAAAACTCTATGATGTACTCATCGAGAACAATGTGCGTATCAATGATATCCATGCTATGCTACAATGTGTCGAGGAGATACTCGGTGATAAACTCAATGAGCAAATGGTCAATACAGTCTGAAAACAAAAACTCGACGTATTCGCTCAGGTGTTCGGTGCAAGTGAAGAAGTGGTGATGCCACTCTCTCATAGAGCAATACGAACACAAGACCTTTTTAAATCTTAAATTTGAAACTATTATGCAAGCAATAACTCCACTCAACACACCGAACAACACAAAAAACTTTGTGCCTGTAGGTGAAGGATGGGTAATGAAACAAATCCGAATCAAGCCGTCTGTCGCTATCGCTGATGGTACTGCTATCGGTGTAGAGGTCGTATCTAGTGCTACTACTGGCTATGCAATCGCTATGCCTGCAACCAACGCAAACGGACAGAACTTTATAGGGATCCTCGCTGAGGCAGTCACAGCTAGTGACGCTGACTATGCAAGCACTACAAAAACTCGTAGCGTATTCATCCCTGTAAATAAGGCAATCGCAACCGCAAAGGCTACTACCTCTGCAACTGCTACAAGTGCTGTCGTCGGTCGTGTCGTACAATTCTCTGGATCTGGTGCAACTGTCGCTCCTACTACAAATGGTGCTGGTTGTGTGATCACTGATTTTGTCGATGCAAACACAGTACTCGTATCATTCGATGTCGCTAATGCTGTCACAGCGTAACTTTTATATACTAACTCATACACACTATGGCTAACGCTCAAACAATCAACACGTCTGATCTCGGACAACTCGTTGACTCGGTCAATCGCTCATTTATGGCGTCAAAAATAAACCCTCTCGTCAATGTGATGCTCAACTCCTGAATGGTAAGAAAAGAGACTATCGGAACTGGAAGTGGGCTCTCTCGTATCTTCTCACAAATGCCTGCACGTACTCCATACTTTGGATCTGGTGCTGAGGGGCTCCCTGCTGCACAAGCAACAGTTCAATATGGATACGAAAAGGCACTCTATGCAACAAAGCATGATCTCGCTGTATCTATCACATATGAAATGCGAAAGGGTGGTAAAGATACAGAAATCATCTCTGAGCTCACTAATCTCGGATCTGCTGGATATGCTGAAATCGATCTCCACCTCACACAACGTGCGTTTACTTTCGCTTGGGCTACATCGTTCTCTGATGCTCGTGGTGTAACATACGATAATACGTGTGGTGATGGTCTCTCTGTAATCTCTACAGTACATCCACTCACTGGATCACCAAGTACATTCTCAAACCAAGTACCAAGTAACCCTGCGTTCTCAAAGGGAAGTCTCACTATCGCCCGTCAAATCGGTAACGAAAATACCTATGACAACCTCTGAAACAAGATGGCGGTACAGTATGATACTATCGTCACAACTGATGATGAAACATCTGTAATCCAAGTGAAAGAGCTCCTCAACGCAACTGCAAACGTCGACTCTGCCAATGCAAATACATTCAATGCCTATGGCAACAGTATGTACAAGCATATCATCAATCAACGTATTGCAGCAAAGGTAATCGGTCAGTCAATCGGTGTAGATACTACCAAGAATAAATATTGGTTTCTCGTCGCATCGTCTATGAAGCCTATCATCTATGGTGAGGTAGATGCTCCAAGTGTAACATCTCCACGTGAGGGAAACAATGGTGAAGAGGCAAGTACTGGAAGCTGGAATTTTTACGGACGTGGTCTCTGGGGTGCTTGTATTCCTTCTCCTGTAGGAATAATCGGATCTAAGGGTGATGGCACAGTTTAATTCTTAACCTATACAATCTATGTCATATACCAATATGGTAGGGATAACATTCGTACAACGTAATGTCGTATCCTCTGCACTCACAACAAGTGATGCAAATGTGTTTCAGGTGGTAGGTGGTGGTATGCTCGTAGAGTGCGTCGTAGTACGAACGGATGCAACTGGTCTCGCTAGTGGAACAAACTTCCAACTCAAGGCTGATGGTGTCGTATTCTTCTCTACTGCTGTATCTGGACTCGGGGCAAACTCTGTCAAAGATATAAAGAACGCGTCAGTTACGGGATCTCAAGTGACTATCCCTCCTGGAACTAAGTACATCACTGTATCTAATACAAGTGCTGCTGGTACTGGTGCGGGTGTTGCTACAATCACTCTCGGGTGTCGTCGTCTCGACGGAAACTCTAGTATTGAACCAATCTAGTCGTCTCCAACGTAGCCATCCAGAAATGGATGGTTATATGGAAATTATTATATAATCAAAAAAACTATGTCACTCATGCAATGACTCTCCAATGCTGGCACAAATCAAATAGTAGATATGCGACTCGATCCAAGTGGGGCAATAATACTATCAAACTCCGAACCAACTCAAACACAGGATACCAATGGCGAGGGTGCCGTCAGATACATCACCGACACAACCCCAGTCACATGACTCTCCGCTCGTCAGGTAGTATGCCTCACGGACACAAAGTTCACTACTTTCACTCGTACTAACTCCACAGGGAGCATCATCAATATTGACCTTCCAGCAGGAACCCTCCTCATAGGTCCAGTCACAGCCATCACGCTCACGAGTGGTGCAGTTGCAGCATATAACTAATCTCTCTCATGCGAAGTCTAACACACACTATCTCACAAAAAAAGTACAACCAACCGATTGGTGAACTCAACCCCCTCTCCCTCTTTCGCAATGGTGAGCAAGGGGTATGGTATGACCCGAGTGACATCAAGCTCGGGTGGAGGAGAAACCTATTAACGAATAGCAATACTCCATCGTGGATGACATTTAATGGAACTATTACAGTCACAAATAATTACGCAAATGCTCCAGATGGAACATTTACTGCACAGAGAATACAATTCCCACTTAGTACCAGTGCGAATCAGGCGTGACTATCTTACTCTGTGAATAATTGAACCTATACTTCTAGTGTATGGATGAGAGTCGCTAGTTGAACAGCACAGATAAAGTTTTGATTTTTTGATTGAAACGTCAAGAATGACTTTGTAACACTGACTACAACATGGCAAAGATTCTCCAGTACTCAATCACTCGTACCATATTGAGCTAGAGTATGTTGGATATTTCCAGAGTGAGATAGTAATGCTCAGGATATCCAAGTATGGTGAGCTCAACTCGAAACATGAGTATTATCATCATACCAAAAAATAACCGACTGAATACAAGACTACTATACCTATCATCCACTCCCTACATTGTACCAAGACTCTGCTGGAACAACACCTGTCACAGCAGTAGAACAACCAGTAGGGTTAATGCTCGATAAGAGCAAGAATCTAGCACTGGGCATAGAGAAATTCTCCGATGCCTCCGCCACATTCGTTGGGGGGTCCTCGAGGGTTTCGCCTGGTGTGTATCGTATTTACTCGTCAGACGGGACTTACTCTTTAGCGAATATAGCGTTTGGTCTGACTATTGGTACTACCTACAGACTTGTCTTTACGATAGATAGTGTGACTGTTGCTGGTAGTGGTCTGTCCAGTGAACCAGGCAGTATTATTCTCGGCTCTACAGCGGGCATTAAAACCCACATCTTCACCGCTACCAGTACCACATTCGGAATCAAGCGTGCCAGCACCGCCTGCGATATACAAATTAGCGGTATCTCCGTCCGAGAGCTCGCATGAAACCACGCCTTTCAACCCACCTCCGCATCTCGTCCAACTCTCTCGGCGAGGGTGAATCTACTAACGAAGACAGAACTTTTTAATGATTCAATATGGACTAGAGTATGAGGAGTTACTACTCCATCTGCCAATACAATCAATTTTCCGAATGTAATGGAAGCTATATATCAAGCGTATAATATTAGCCCTCCAGTCTGAAAAAAAATCACATGAAGTGTGACATTGTCAGGCTCTGGAACTATCGTAATATTTGTTGCGAGAATCAATGGTGTTGGCTACGAAGAGACAACATCAACTATAACCCTAACATCAACTCCAACTCGGTATAGTGTAACACACACTGTAGTCAATGCTGGCCAAATATCATTCGCTCTGTGAATAAGTCGTGGTGGCTCATGAACTGCAACTACAATTACAGCTACAGGTGCTCAACTAGAAGTTGGGACACTCGCTACAAAATACCAAAAAGTAGTAACCTCATCAGACTACGACACCGTCTGATTCCCCATCTACCTCAAGTGTGACTGAGTCGATGATGGAATGGTGACGAACTCGATTGATTTCACAGGGACAAATAAGATGACAGTCTCATCATGACTCCGTAAGTTGAGTGATGTCGCATGAGCATCCATATTTGTGGAAATATCAAGTGCTACTTGAGTGAACCAATGAACATTCTGAATAGCCGCTCCATTGAATAACTCTGGAAGTAATCTCGCATTCGGTTCATCCTGAAGTACATTCACAGAGTGGGCAACAGTTGTGACTAAGTATAGTGCACCGTCATCAATGGTTGTATCATGAATTGGTGATATACCATCACGAATCTCTCAAGTGCGAGTTAATTGAGCACTAGAAGCATCCTCCACTGGAAATCAATGAACAGGTAACTATGGAAACTATCCACTCTACCTATTCCGCCGTGGTGGTTCATCTCTACCATTCAACGGGTATATGTACGGGCTCATCATCCGTGGGGCAACAACTCCTACAGCTACTATCCAGAAAATAGAAAAATACATGAATAAAAAAGTCGGTAAAATCTACTAAACCCAACTCCTATGCAATACCGTATATCCATCCTCGTACCTGACCAATATGTAGAGCAAGCCCGAGAGGCAGGTGTCTCCCTAGGGTTCTCTGGTATGAGTGATTACTCTGTCAGACTCTCCTGAAGTGGTGATGAACCTCCTACCTACCACGGACTCTCTACTCTCGCGAGCGAGTCGTTCGCCTCTATCATCAAGCCATGTGCGACTCTCGGGCATGATTGTACTACGATAGTAGATGGACATGATGTATGCACTCTCATCGAAGTCCCTGACCCGAGCGAGGAGACACTAGAGGCAATCATCCCATTCGCTCCTCTCATCGGAGTGATGAAGGCTCGTATTGATATGCCTGATGCGGACGCTCTCGCTCAGTTCAATCTCCTCTGTGAAGAGAATGGAGTGAGGATAATGAATAATGAAGTATAGTACTCTGGTTTGATTTTTTAAAAAAACGTATATTATGTCTCAAGAAAACGAAGTACCACTCATTAAAAAAGATATTTCTATGCTCAATGACAAAATGGAGCGAATAGAGCAAAAACAGGACGAAGAAGCTCGAAAAAACGAAAAGCATAGACAAGAGGACTATGAGTTTCGTGCACAACTATTGGAGAAACTGGACTCCAGAATGCAAAGGTATGTTCTATCCTCTCGGATAAGATAGTAGACGCGTTCAGGTAAACGTCACCATCACTATCGTTGCTCACACGACGATAGTATGGTGGTTTTTACTGCCATTTAATTCTTTTCTTTTCTCTCCTATGGCAGAAATCGTATACGATTCAGTTACCTGTCCAAATCCAGAGGTTGTAATGGTCGAAGCACTCAATGCTATGGCTCTTGCTACAAAGCAAGCCATCTGTAAGTCACTCGTTGACTCAGTTATCTATACAGACTCTGAAGTCGCTGCAATCAATACTCGTCTTGATGCAATAGACTCTCAAGATACTCTTTCTAAGATCGCAGCACTCAAGTCTCTCGTAGACTCTCTCGACCTCGATGTTGATGGTAGTGTCGTCAATGACCTCCTCTCTATCAAGGCTCTTGCTGAATCTGCTCAAGCATCTGCAACTAACGCTCTCGCAAAGGCTACTAGTGCATCTGCTGACGCAACTAAGGCATCTCAGGATGTACTCGCTGTATCTCAGGCACTTGCTGGTTTTCAGACTTCTGTTAACAATAGTATTGCTGGTCTTACTTCCCGCGTTTCTACTCTTGAGTCAAGTTTATCTACACTCGCTGACACTGTCGCAAATCTGCCAACTGGTGGATTAACTGAGGCTCAAGCTGTAGCACTTGCTCAAGCTGAAATTTGCAAGAACAATGTGAAGATGGCAAATGGTCTCTCGTCTGCTGTCGCTTCGTTCATCGCTACTATGGAGGGTCCTTGCCCTATTGCTGGTGATGATGGTCTCGTTCTCTAGTCTCTATGATAGGTGGGTCTATGCCTATTATAGACTCATCATCATATATACTATAACCCGATATATATGGCTTTCATTCTTAAAACAATAGTGATACGGTCTGACAATAAAATGTCTAATGAGCTCAATCAAAAACTCATAACAGACTGGCTAACCGCTTTCGATAAAAGCTCTCCTACTGATGAATTTTATGCTTTTGTTCTTGACCTAAAAAATAGAGAACAGAATATAGTATTCTCACCGAAAGCAATAAAAAAATATGGTATCTCAAACAATGATAAGCAGATAAAACTCTGATCAATCGATGCTGTACCTTTTTACTTCTCATGAAAATAACAAATATGTTCTCATCTCAGGAAATACACGATTTTATCAATGCTAATGCCACAGGTGCAACAATAGCAGGTGTCGGGGGGTTCGTGCACTATATCTACAAGGTCTCTAAATGAGAACAATTCTCATTCACGAAGCTTGTGATCAATATCATCTTGGCAGGGTGGATAGGTTATCTATGTCAACAACTCGAACTATCAAGTTTTTATATTTCTATAGCTTGATTCTGTACATATCCACTCCTCAACCTCATAGAAACTAAAGGTGTCAAGATAATATCTGAAATATTCTTGAATAAACAATAATAAAGTATATCATACCTCTATGAAAAGCAAATCACTCGACATCCTCGTATGAATATTCATAATCCTCTGTGTTATGATCATTGGGTATCTCTATACAATCAATACAGAACTAAAAAAACTCACTGTAAACTGAAATATATGTATCGATAGAACTATAAATAATAAAATCAACTCTATCTATGATACACTCGATACGTCTGCCTCATGTACTCCTAAATAAACTCTATGCCTAAACTCATCAAAATAGATCTACCAAAGAAGACAATCATGGTAGAATGAAAAGAACAGCCAGAAAAGCTAAAAAGTACAAAGAGAAAACGTGGATATCTCGTCCTCGGTAAAAAAGATACTGATATATGCTAGCTATGACCTACTCTACTATGATCAAAGAAATCGTCGTGTGACTCTTCAATGATGGATCAAAAGAGATCTATGATCCTCTCGTACATGGGGTGGAGAAGCCATGATTGGCAGTCTACCAACTCACGACGATCACACGTGATACGTGGGAGTGGATACTCTCACATCCAGATCCGAGAGAGGCAGTGAATCGGTATTTCCCGAATTTGTAACAATGATAACAAGTTTATAACAATTGAAGTTCACTTTTAAGCATCAGTAAGCCAAAACACTATAACAATTTGTTAAAATATTGTGTTAATTTTTAACACAATTCAGTTAAAAATTAACTGAAAATAAAAAATATAATCTCTAAAAAATAATATTATGCTCAATATCCACGGATCAAGGAGACTCTCTCGGAGACATCGCCCAGATCCAAAATCATGGGAGCACAACCCGAGAGAAATGAGATACTATGAATCGCTAGATATGATCTATCCGAATATCCTCTAACCATACTCATATGCTCCTCAGAGAAACGCTCGATCTCGATCGCACGACACAAGAGATCATACATAGACTCCAACGTATGCAGAACACGTGAGAAATCACGCCTGAGCAATACGAGGATCAATACGAACACGTCATGGACTCTCACCGCATGAGGTGGGAGGCGATCATGAGTCATAATATCATAAATTACCATGACTAAAAAATACGAATATCTCACATCCGAGGAAATCGAATATTTCCATGTCACTGGAGTATTTAATGGTTTTGGTGGGTGAGGGCAGAACATCGTGATACGATACCTCATCGGGCTCATCTTGAGGAACTTCGATACTGCCATCGCCGATAAGCATGACTATGGGTACTACCTCGGGTGAAATGAGGTAAGGCGGAGAGAATGTGATGAAAAATTCTATTCGGCTATGGTGTTTGATATATACCAACTATTCCTCAAGTGAAAGATCTGAAAACGTGGCGTGATCTGGAAGAACATAATAGCCTATATGGCGTATCTCTCTATCAGAATCTTCGGAGCTCACTACTATAACTACACGCAACATGAATAAAATAATCAATCAATACTACAACGCCTGCAATAAGATCGCTCGTTCAATAGACAAAAAATTTGATACTCTCAATGCTTATTGGGTATGAGATCGAATAGGGGAAATATATTCTATCAATGACGATATGTACCTCAATATGAGTGATATGGCTACTATTGTGAGGCTCAATATATCGACAGATCTTGTCTATCAATGGGACTATCATAGAACGGAACATAGTGACTACTATATCAATCTCGAAAACTTCGTGCAACTCTACGACTGAGAGGGATTCTCTGAGCGATACATAGCGGAAGTCGATAAAAATCGTGCATACTGGAACTCTCCAGAGTGAAAGGCGGAAGAAAAAAGACAGTTCGAGGAGATGACACGTAATTTTATAGAAAAAATATGAAAATAATCAACCAAGGAAAAAAATGAAATTGCAAATGAGCCTCATGGCTCCACGCAATGGCTATCATGGGTATAATAGATCCTGAGAAGACTCAGGAGTTGTATGATGCAATGCCGAGGAATTTTCTCACCAATGAGAAATGCGTGAAATACATCCAGGAGCTTGGATATAACGTGATGGAGAAACAGATCTCAAGACTCCAGATCCGTCCTCTCCTCAATCGTGGTATCCCTATCATATTCGGGCTCAATGGTATCAATCATGACTCTATTCTAAATCCTCCATATATCTCAAAGTTCGACGATCGCATCTGATCGCATAGCATCGTGGCGGTATCGATTGATGGAAAGCTCATAAAGTGCCTCAACTCATGGTGATCTGATATGTGTGATCATGGATACTTCTATCTCGATGTGTCAGTACTCAGAGATCAATCACGCATCATGGACCCGTGTATCATATCCGTAAATACTTCCAATATGTCTACCAACTTCTCTCGATACATCGACTGACTCATTGCCTGACCAGCTATCGACGTGGACAAGGCATATGGAGCACAATGCGTGGACTCCTGCCGAGAGATCGCCAAGCATCTCGGGTATCCTATCACATCCTATGGTGATGCGTGGGAGATCTACCTAAAATGATCTAAATGATACTATATAGAGCAGGTATGATCATATATACCACTCCCGTGAGATCTCGTATTTATGAAACCATCTCCAGCGAATGGCAGAGCATGACACATCGCCATAGCAGACGAGGGATGTACAATGTCACGATACAACGTGGTACATCAGAACTATGGAGTGCAAGGAAAATCTGGAAGTGGTGTAGGAGATCGCCACCTAAAACGTCAGAACATCCCCGCTCAACAATGGGGCGGGATACTCGCGAGAGATCATCCTTTCGCTCGTTGAGATACAGATACACTGAGGTAGTAGACACGTCACTGTGCCCGATTTGTTGCTGGACTGTGTAGATATCCACTCAGTCGATCACACAATTTTAGGCGTAGGAGTGTCGCATGAGGTGTGGGTATACATGGAGTCATGATGAGATAGATATCCGCTTGAATATCGTGCTGATAGCACCGACTCATAGTTTTTCTCACTTTTTTCGATCATTTGAAAATAGGTACTCGCTCTCCCCTGCTGTTTTTTTCATATACTCCTGCAACTCGATAGAGAAATGTTCTGGAAGATATATATTTCTCTTTTTTCCTCATTTTCCATCCTGGACAGTGATCCTCTCGAGGCTCACGTCTGATCGGAGTATCTTCGTGACCTCCTCTCTGCGGAGACCTGTATAGGCGAGAGTATCAAATATCATCTTGTTACGTACTCATATCGCCCCAGTCCCCCACCGCCTCACTATGGCGTGATATATCTGCCTATAGCAGTCTCGATCCATGGAGAATGGGAGTGCCTTTTGCACCTTTGGGCATTTGAGGCACTCTCGAGCGTGATTGACGTCGATATACCCACGGTATATGAGGAAATCAGAAAAAATCCTCATTGCCATCAGATATTTTTTTCTGGTGGAATTTTTCACATCCATCATCCATATTTTTTCAAAACATTTCTGGACCGCGTTTTTATCTCAGAACTCGCTCCAACGAATTCATCAATTTCGAAATGTGCTTAGTAGGTATTTTCGATAGTATACAATCGTCGAATCACGACGGGATTGCATACGGAGCCAGAGCTCAAAATCAGACATAATATTGTTTTCCATTTTATAAAATGATAGTATATAAAACAGAAAACTCAAGAAAAGGTAAAACACTTATAACCAAAATATCTAATTATGCAAATGGAAAAACGTTTAAAGATTTGCTTTCTAAAAAAAGTATGATATAATCGTCTCATACAGTTAAGTAACCAAGCAATCCCTAGTGTAGAGGTCTCCAAAGCCTTTGACCATGGTTCGAATCCATGTGGGACTGCCATACCATTTATTAAAAAATAAAAAGGTCGGTTACTTAACAGTATCCGACCTTTAACATTCACACAGAGTTCATAGATATCAGTGATCGCTTACCTCGCCCGAAGACTAAAACCCAGGGATATAATAGGACAAGTCCTATAGTAAAGTACGAACTATACTATGTTACGAATAAAAACTCTGTAAATGTCTCAGAAAACTCAAAAAAAGCGAAAACAAAAAATCCCCTGCTTCAACAGGAGAAATCAAAAGGACTCAAACAAAATTACATACCCACTATATGTGGAACCTCGAAAAAATCAAATCTATAGCACTTCACAAGTGCTTTTTTTATTGCAAAATTATGCTCAATATCATCGTCGCGATCTCAAGGATCGTCACTTATATATCCTTTTTTGGATATTTTTTTATCCTCATTTTTCGCTAATTATGCGATATACACAATTCGGATGACTCACGCTCCAGACCATACCATGGAGATCTCAGTCGTATCACCTGATACTCAAAATCGCCTACGCTCTGGACCAACATTCTCGCCCTCATCATCCAGTAGATGATGATCACTATATGAACTCAATTCTATAAAACAAAAACAAATATGCAACGAATCAAAAAACCAGCAACCGCGATTAACTTCGCATTCGGAACACTCACTATCATCGGTCTCTTGATCATATCACTTGCTTTCGCTATCACTCACGCATCACCAGTCAAGGTGACACAGCAAGAGCGAGAGGAGATATGCTCATCTGTACTCTGGGGGCACTCCTCAGAGAATCAGGATCTAGTGGATCAAGTATACGGGTGCAAGAATTACTGGAGAAAATTAGTCCTAACCCGCAAAATCTAATGGACATCCTCGAACACTACGATCTCTGACGAGTCCACGCACTCGAATGACTCGAGAATTACATCAATAATACCATGCCTCAGGCACAGGCAAAAAAGATGATTGGTATCATCAAGAATTTTAAATCTTATCAAAAAATCCCATATGAAACTCCGAAAAGCCGAACGTAAACAGGCTAAATTACGCATATGATTCTCTGGTCCATCTGGATCAGGAAAAACATACTCTGCACTCCTGATGGCATACTGAATGGTATGAGATTGGTCAAAAATCGTTCTCATAGACTCAGAAAATTGATCATGAGAGCTATACTCAAATCTCTGAGAATACAACGTGCTCCCGCTCGATGCACCATACTCTCCCGAGAGATATATCGAGGCAATCAAATCATGTGAAGATGCAGGTATGGAGGTCATCGTCATCGACTCAACCTCCCATGAGTGGGAGGGAAAATGATGATGCCTAGAAATCAACGAAAAAATTGCATCCGCAAAATTCAAATGAAATACATGGTGAGCATGGTCAGAAACAACACCACGCCATCAAAAATTCATTGAAGCAATAGTCACATCAAGATGCCATGTCATCACTACCGCGAGATCAAAAACAGATACCATTCAATGAGAGGATAAAAAGATCAAGAAAGTCGGTACCAAGGAGATCCAGCGTGAGGGATTCGAATACGAACTCACTGCCAACTTCAATATCGACCGAGATCATCACCTCGCTATCGCGAGCAAGGATCGTACTGGACTCTTCATCGACCGAGATCCATTTCTCATCACTGCCGATATCGGCAAGGAGATCATGGTATGGAATCAGTCAGGTGTCGATGGCGATGTTATAGAGGCAGAGAAAAAAGCTCGTGAGGAAAAAGAAAAACAAGAACTTGAAGCAAAAGAAGCAAAGGATAGAGATGATCTCTATAATGCAATGCTTGCAAAAATGCAATCAGTAAAACTCATCGAGGATCTCGCATCCATCTGGACCAACGATGTCATGAAGAATAAAGTCTCTCTATGAGATGCATATATCAAGGATCTCACCGAGCGAAAGGATGCTATCAAGGCAGAGCTCATGAAGACTCCAGAAATAAAAACACCTCCTGCACCTGCACCAAAAACCGAGGTAGTAGATGATCCACAGCCAACTGATACCGTCACTCCTCCATCAGATCCCATCATCGATCGACGTGCACTCTCCCCTGCTGACTATGAAGACGTACTCTACATGATCAAGTGATCCAAGGATGCTAAGCAGATGGAAGAAACTCGCAATCATATCGAGCAAGTGTATGCACGATGTCGCATGAGCGAGAGCCAATACAAATCACTCAAGATCATAGCCGACTCACTTTCCACTTTCTAACCTATTTTTATGCAAAATATATTTTTTATAGATACCGAGACAACGAGCAAGGATACCAATGAGGCTCGTGTAGTAGAGATAGCAATCATATCTCATAATGAGACGATCGAGGAAAAGATAAAACCACCTACACCGATCACTATCGGTGCCATGGCGACACATCATATCACCGAGAAGATGCTAGAGGACAAGCGTCCATTCTGTGACTCATATGCTCACTATAAGCTAAGGGAATATATAGATAGATGAGATATCCTCGTCGCTCACAATGCTCCATACGACGTCGCAGTAATCGAGAATGAGTGAGTAGTCGTCGAGAAGTATATCGACACGCTACGGGTCGCTAGACACGTCCTAGACGACGAGTGAATCGAGTCATACTGACTCCAATATCTCCGATATTTCTATCATCTCGATGCTCTCCATGAGTGAGAGCTCACGGATGGATTCGCTCACTCGGCTATGTATGATACTATCGTGCTCAAGTGGCTTTTTAAATTTATTTTTGAAAAGATGAAAAGTACGTATCTGTATGATACAGACAACATCATCATAAATTGTATGGTAGAGCTCACTAATACCCCCGTATTGATCAAGACTTTCACTTTCGGGAAGCACGCATGAAAGACAATAAAGGAGGTATCAAAAACATCTCCTGACTATCTCGAATGGCTCCTGTCATCAGAACTCAAGAAACCAGAAAATGAGCAAAATGAGGATATGATATATACCATCAGACATTGGCTCTAAAATAAACGCTTTAACCTCGCCCCGTTTGGTCACGGGGCTTTTATATACAAAAAATACATACATATGCTCGATACTATATACCCTCAGACATTCGACTACTCCGATCGTGAGTGTGTCACGCGTGCTATCAGAAATGATTGCCGCAGCTCGAAAACAGAGCACCTCTACCAAGAGATCATGAGTGATCTCGAACATCTAAAAATAATCTAACATCTCATGCGAAGAATACAGAAAATATTGCAAAATATCATCGTGAAAAATGCGATCATACGCCACATAGAATTTGAGTATTGCATGACCAATTCTCAAGTCAAAGAAAGCATCAGGAACTATACGAAAGATTCTAACTATAGACAAGAAAAATGATTTACCAGAGTATGTGAAGCATATAAAAAAGTCATGCAAGATGATCGTTCTATCATCGATATTTCTATTTTTCTCCTGGAGGAGGTAACCGAATAATCATATGGCAAGACCACAAAAAAACAATGCCGAATACTTCTCACATGACTCTACTATGAGGAATGATATGAAGATCAAGGCACTCCGAAAAAGGTATGGAATCGAGTGATATGGTCTCTACTGTATGCTCCTCGAGATCATATCTGCTTGTGACTATTTTGAGTATATCATCGATCCTGATGACTATATAGCGTGGGAACTCTTCGCAGGAGATATAGACATGGATACGGATCATCTCAGGGAGATGCTGGAGTATATGACAAAAATCTGACTCATAGCCTATGAATGATCAAAAATATACTCTGAATGACTCAAAAAAAGACTCCAATGAGTCGTTGAAAAAAGAGACAAAATAAGAGAAGTTAGGAGTACACAAAATACACAAAAAAGTACTCAACCTGAGGTTTGTGCTGATAAAAGTGATAACAAACCCCCAAATATTGGAGTTTGTGACACACAAACTATAGTTTGTGCTACACAAATGCCACAAAGTAAAGTAAAGGAAACTAAAGTAAAAGAAATAAAAGAAAACACAGAAACACAGGTACCAGCGTGTGATTTTTCTTTTTTTTGGGAAAAATACCCGAAACAAGCCAAGAAAACCGATGCACAGGATGAATTTTCCCGCCTTACGGACAAGGAAATTTCTGAACTGCAAGAGGTTTTCAACAGGAAAACATTTCCAAATTGGCTCGAGTTTTGGAGCACCATCGAGGTCAGATACGTCCCGTCTTTTTGTGACTTCTTAAGCAAAAAACGCTGGACAGAACGAGTCCCAGAATACAAAAAACCACCCGTCAAATCACCAGAAAAGCTACCAGAGACGCTCAAGAACGAGGAACTCGCCAAGCGAAAACGTGACGAATCGGCATGGGAAAAATTCATGTGACTTGAGCCAGACACTCAGGCGGATATTGAACGCAGAGCCACGATATCGATCTCTGACTTCGTCAAGGATAAAAAACCCCTCGTCAGGGCAAATATCATCGCGATCATGCACAAGGAATACTAGTCCTAGAGCCTCTCACCACGACCATGTCGTGTATTCGCTAAAGCTACAATCCTCGTGATTGTGGTGAGGGGCTCACTTTTTATCATGATGGCTTTCGCCATAGAATTAAAGGACACAGAGAGTCACTCCGTCTTCTCTCGACGATAAATTGAGCGTCTGCAGGATCGATAATGGTACCACACTTTCTGCCTTGAGACTTCGCACGCTCTCTCGTATCACATCTTTATTTGTGCGGATAATGACGCCGAATTTTTCGGAAAATGGACTCGGTATAAAGCCAGGTTGAATCTCTCCCACGGTTTATAATTTTACCAAAGATTACAAAATAAGTACCCGTGGGTGAGTGGATGCCTGAAATATTAT